ATAAGCATTAAAATCAGCGTCTTTTATTAATGCTCCATCTAGAGCATCTTTTAATTGTACAACTGTATCTTCAACTGTTACTTTATATTCAGTAAATCCATCTTCATCAGTAATAATCTCTATTAATTGCATTTCACCAAACAATAATGTTTCACCATTATATAATACTTCAGCATCTATAGATTGATAAATTGCTGGTATATCTACTGCACCTGCTTTAAATGCACCTTTAAAAAATGCATTATTATTTCTTGTACCTGGTAAACTAAATGTTTGTGATCCTACACCGAATATTTGTCCTATATCAGTATTTTCTACTGTTGAAATATTTAAACGTAAAGGGATATTGCTGTCAATATCTAAATCATTCCACGCATTATCATAGAATACTCTTAATATAAGATCGTTCATTATGTTCTGCTTCTTTTGCTATTTGATTTTCTATAATTAATAGTGAATTTAAATACTTTTTGTCCTCTATTATTTGTTTTGTATTGTTCTGTAGCGTTAGTAATTACTACACCTATAAAATTGTTACCATCTTGAACATATACTGATGGTGATTCAAATAATTCAAATAACCAATCTGATTGCTCTTGTGTTAACCAATCTGTTTCTGCTGTAAATGTGTTGTCAAAATCAGCGTAATATTGTGTATCACCCCTTCTAGTATATTCGTATCCTATTGTTTTTGAATTTGTAGAATAATCTACATAAGAAGCATTAAATTTTCTTCTATTAAATGTTTCACTTTCTGTATCAACTAAACTTGCTCTATAATAATCAAATACTCCTTGTTTATTAATAAATGAGAAATTAGTTCCTTTGTATTGATAACATTTGTTATAGAAATAATATGTTTTACTTGTTCCACCAGAGTAAGTGAATTTAATACTATAATAAGGATATGCTGTTGGATTTGCTAAATAAGCAGCAACTGTAGCATCTAATGTTTCAATATTTTTAGGTCCTACACCCGCGTGAATTAATCTTCCTACAATAAGTGCTCCAGAGTGTGGATTTACCTCTGTATAATTATAAACTGATGAGTATGAAGAATTATAAAAATCAATTCTCATATTTGTTAAACCACTTTTATTTCCAGCTATACCTTGTAATGTTGATACTGTTAAATAATCACTTGATGAGACACATAAAGCATTTTGTGCTGATGTTTCATTAAATGTACCTAAAGCATTAGGACAATTTGTTAATATATCATATGATCCACTTTGCCAGTTAAAATAGCCACTATCTCGTTCTTGAACAGCGGGAATAAACGTAGTAACGTTAGGAATAGAAGCACTATAATAGAATATATCACTTAAAGAACTACTCGCAGAACTACCACTTTCTGCTCCAAACGCAATTTCAAAATTTCTAATGTTATTATTTGATGAGGAAACAAAACCAATTGTTTTCTGAGACAAATCATATCCCATATGAGGATCAATTAATCTACTTACTTCATAAACACCTAAACCTGAATTATTTGGTGCTTGTTTTACTTGTGATAATACATTACCTGCATCGTCTTTTATTTGACAAACGTATTTAAATTGTGCTGATGATGAATCAGCATTTTCAAGCGTATAAATTAAATCTGCTTGTGTTCCGTTAGGTAATGTTGGTGATTGATTAATGTATACTAAACTCATAATTTTGCTGAATCTTGAAATGCAACATCTAATGTTAATGTTATGTCTTTACCTGCTGCTAGTGTTAATATTTCTGTTCCGAATTTTTCTGCTGCTTTAAACGATTTGTCTATAAATGGATAAGCACGTGTTCTTTGTCTTCTACCTGTTACTTTTTTACCTATACTTTTTCTTATTGCCCATATCCATGATTTTTCATCTTTAAATTTAGCAGGTCTTGTTATACGTTTTCTTTGTATCCAATCTCTAATTGGTTTTTCAGGCGGTAAACCACCAGTACCTCTAAATCTAAATCCTGCATCTACATCAGCACCATAATCTAACATTGATAATTCTCCTACTACATCACCTTTTTGATTTCTAACTACATCATTATCATCTTGTACTGATTTTGCTAATGCACCACTTGCAACAGAACCATTCTCAAATAATTCATTTACCATTATCTCAGCAACTCTATCGAGATACTCAGCCATCGCCTGTTGTAAGTTTTTATTTTCCATTAGTATGATCCGGTTGGGTAATTACAATAATCGTAAATCCCCATTGTTTGTATATCGACTGTTGCAACCCAACCGTATGCTCTATCATTAAATACTTCTAGTGCTGGTACCATACTTTGGATGTCAAACTGATATCCTAATGCTTGATTATCTGTTGGTGGCCCCCAATTGCTATAAGAACCAATATCTAAAATAACTTGTTCCATATTAGACATTATTTGTAAAGGTGATTCATTACTTATTTTAGGAACATCTAATGCGTATAATTCAAATGTTGTTGTTTTTAATCTAGTATCTTGATCATATCCAATAGATGTTATTGGTCTAAGGAATACATAAGGATAAGCTACATTTTGTGATTGAGCATCTAAATAATCGATTGAACCATGAGCAAATGACGCTACATAATCATGTGCGTCAGCTGCATCTTTAATCGTGTTAACTATTTGATAATACGTTTGGAATGCCATTACTTTTTCTTTTTACTTTTTTCTACCGCAACCGCAGGGATTGGCTTCAATGTATTTTTTTTTTCTATAAACATTTTTTCATGTTTAAGAACTTCTGATTTCTGAATCATTAGCATAGCAGCAATTCTATTTGCATTAAATCCTCCTTCTAATAATTTGATTATTTGTTCTTTCATACGTCCTGTCCGTTTTGGTTATCACTTTGATCTTCAGATGTAATTTTAGTTGAAGTTCCTTTTTTTATTCTACGTCTTGCTTTTTTTGGTTCATTTTTACATCCGCATTTTTTTATTAATGCATATTGTTTCATGTTCCAAAATAAACTAGCACATAATAATATTGTTATAATAATTAATTCCATGTTATAAAATTTTACGTGTTTGTCTTGATTCTTTTAATTGTCTTTCTTCTTCCTTTTTAGCATCCTGATCTATTGCTAAATAATTTAATACGAATATAAAGTTTAAATCAGTGATACTTTTGTCCCCTGTGATATTGAGAATACTTGATTGGGCGAGGTTATAAATTGTCGCAAACCATCCCCAATGCTCTGCAAAACTTTTAGATTCACTATCTGTAGATCCTCCAGTTTCTTCAACTCTTTCTCCGTTGAATAAGGTGTTGTAATGTTTGTATATCCGTTCGCGGTTCCTAAAAAAAAAGCCAACGCACCTAAGGCGTATTGAACTGGTAATTTTTTAAATATTACTGATGCTCTATTTCTTTCATTAACATCGTATTTATTTACTTCATATTGCTTAAATATATTAGATGTTTTTTTATTATTTACTAATATTTTTTGAGCTTTCTTCCAAACAAAATTATCAAAATTATGTGTTTTAATTTCACGATAAAATATAGCAAGTATATCATGAAGGTTTTTGTGTGGCTCTTGACATAATCTTTCTAAATCAACATATTCACCTAATGTCATAGTGTCAATGTTTGAAAACCCGTATAATTTATCCTCATATTTGAAAATGGGATGGAATTCTTCTTTCAAATCAATCTTTGTATTTAAATCTCGATAAATTGTACCTAAAGACTTCACACCCCAAGTTTTCAATTCCGCTTCACTCAGCCCTGTTAATACTGATATTGTTTTTACTGTTTTGTGTAGTTCAGTTAAATGTTCTATATTGTTCACAGTTTGCCACTGCTCAACAGTCATAAAATCAGGTATTGTTACTGTTTTCTTCATAATAATAAATATTAGTTAATTTAGGAGGAAATATGTTGTTTTTTACGTCTTGCTATTCTATATGCCATTGCACATTTTTTACATTTATAATTACTATTCTTAGCAAACGATAATCCCCAGTTCCTATGTAGAACCAACGCTACACCACATTTAATACATTTAGCCACAATATCCTATGCTATGTAACTTAGACTCGACTAACTCAGCTTCTTTACGACAAGGTGTCTTATGCACTATCTCAACATCGTTAGTATGGCGACTAAAATTACTTTTATGACTATACATTCTATATTTTACATTATCAGTTACACCAACATAATGTTCTTCTGGTAAATAATAAACATAATGGTATCCATCTTTTTTAGATTTGTTGTATTGTTTCATGTTGTCATTCAATAATTCTTTATTTTTATCATAATATTTTTTACGATATACTTTTCGAAGCTTATTATAATGTTTAAGATTATCTTGTCTATGGGTTTCTGCTCTTATTATATTACAATCTTTACAATATGATTTGTATATTGGTTTACCTTTGTATTTACAACTGATATAATAATTATCTAATGATTTTTCTTCACCACATTCTTTACATTTTTTCATATACGATATATTACGAAATTATTTTTGATTATCCAAACGTCGGGGACAAATTTCCTTTGCCAATGTATAAGCTACTACCTCCTTTTAATTGTGAACGTGCATGATTGGCCATCATTAACGAATCAACTTCATCATCGTGTAATCCAGGTGGATGCATAAAACTTATTTTTCCGTTTGCTCCCATTTTATAAGTGAATAGTGTTAATTCTTTATATAAGTTAGGATAGAATTCTTTTGATGGCAGTTCTACAGACATTTCTTCTATCGACTGAATTAGCGATCTTACCATTGTTGTCTTTGAATCCTGTGTTGTAAAAAATGGTTGTAGTTTACGAATTTTAGGTTGCATTAAATCTAGCATTGCTTTACCTATCCCATTAGATTCTACATAACCACCTACTACATTGTATCTAAGGCAGATTTGAACAAATCTCTCTGATATGGCGTTGATGTTCTCACCATTTCTTCTTTCCATATATTGAATTGTTCCGGTTTCAGAGATGATTGATAATGCCGAATAATCGTTTGATAATCCGGTGTCCACGCCGACATAACATCTTTCGCGTTTGTTTTCATTTACAAAGTTATTTAATATACAAACATTGTCTAAGCCACGGAACACTTCTGATCCAGCGTCACTGAACTTAGCATTATATTCTTGTTCGTAAATATCTCTAGGTAAACTTGATTGTTGTTCGGCAATAAATTCTTTGTCCGTATATGGGTTATCAGTTGATACACCCTGAAATGATATATAGTCTTTGTTTGGTTCACTACCTTTTATCCAATAATTGTAGAACCAACCTTTACTTTTAGGAGTTGATATTATTAAGCATTTTTTACCAATTGCAGTCATAGTAGGTAAAATTGCTTCTGTTAGTGCTATTTCTTTGATGAAAGCAGCTTCATCAATAATAACATAGTTAGCAGAGTAGCCACGTATACTATCGGGTCTATCTGCTGATAAAAATATAAGAGTACTTCCATTTATAAACGTTATGCTTAGTTCTGCTTTATTTTTTTCTAATATAACATCGTGTGCAGCGTTAGCTAATTCCTTAAATACCTTTCTACATTGTCCATATATAGGAGCAATCCATAACGATTTTTGATTTGGATTTTGTAATAGCCAATATAATAATAAATTTTGTCCTAGTAATGATTTACCGAACTGACGTCCAGTAGCAACCACACCGAACTTATGTTCACTGTTTGCAAACGAATCTATTATCTCCTTCTGTTTGGTAAATGGTGTAAAAAGGTTTACCTGCATTTGATAATCTAATTATTGTAGGGCAATCATTGATGATTGATTGGCCTGTCTGTGTATTCACTGATCTCGATAAGTCGCTCATAATATTTTATATCGTCTTCTGTTTTATTTATTTCTTCAAGCATGTCAGCACACGATTCATATTCTTCTTCATGCTCTAATGCCTCCAATACCTCTTCCATCACCTGTTTTATTTGGTAAAGGAATTCAAGTACATCTTCTGCTCGTTTACTTTTCGGTTGCATCGTCACCCCACTTAAGATCTATATTCTGTATTTTCATTTCTGATTGTATTTTCTCAATATCGTTACCAGTATACTTCATAATTTGATCTATCGCACGTTGTCTAACTTGTGATGATTCGTTTGCTAATAATCTAATTAATTCATCTACCGCTGGTGATATAGATTTACCTAATCGTTCACGCCACGCTTCTTCATATTTTTCTTTAGATTTAATCCAATACTGTGTGTATTGTTGTTCTGATTTGTCATCGTATGTTTTGTGACAATATTTTATCCAATCATCGTATTTAAATGATGTATCACCATATCTTAGATCATAGCAGTTCTCTACTCGATCAGCTATCTCTGCATGTGTTAATTTTTGTCCAGCCATAAGTCTGTGTATTTAAGTTATATATAAATATGTGCTAATCCAGGAAACCATATTCCTTAAAATGCTTACTAATTGTTTTAGCTACAGCGAGATTCAACGATTTAGACGGTTTTAAAACGTTGTGCGATTCAAATAAACCATCTCGTATGATTACATCAACGTATTCCTTATTTCTAATTATTTCAATATCAATTTTCACGGCGTAATTCTTTATCGTAATGCTCAAATCTATCATGCTCAGTTGGTGTAGCCAACAAAATACCCATTTTTGTTTTATTATCTCTTGTTAATCCAAATATGTGTGACATCCAAGTTTGTTCATACGGATAATCCCATTTAGTATCTAAGAACATTAATTTATTTCCCTCGCGTGTTATGATCTGAGGCCAATTACAATAGTATACTTCTCCTAATGCGTATGCTAATCCGTTATAATATTTTATGTATTTGTATTTTGTATTTGGTTCATCTGTTTTCCAATATTTTTTTCTATCATCAACAGGGACATTATGCCACGCCCATTGTTTAGCATTATCACCGAAGAATTCAGTGAAATTCAACTTAAGATAATGTAGTCCTTCATTACTAATAATACTTATCGACTTACTTAGTATATCGCTTACTCTGCGTTGCATTCCATTTCTGCATACTGCATCTTCTCCTAAATAAAATGACATATCATCTTCAAAAAACAAATAAGCATCATTATCTGTATCATTAAAATGTTCTGCTGCGTATTGTCTTCCACCGCATATTCCTTTATTACCCTCTTGTATTTCTGTGAATCCGTATTCATTACATAATTTAGTGTATGAATCGTATACTTCCTGGTTTTTGGTATCTGAATTGTTAATTAAATATTTGTCTGTGTTCAATAGATTTTCATCGTATTGTTTTATTGAATTAATTAATGTTTCAAATTGTTTAGGTGAATTAAATCCTAGAACGTATAATGCTATTTTGTCTATTTTATTTTTTATAGACATTTTCATATCTAACTTACCATCTATAGCATCTTGAAATAATCTGTAAACTAATCCATTATCCTCTATTTCATGGTAACTCAAATAATCATTATATTTTTGAATCATTATAGCAAATATGCTTTCTTCTGTTCCCATATATCCATCAGTTAATGTTTGATTTAATAACTGATAGTATAAATTAAATGTTTTATTTATTTCACTTTTTTTACCACCGAAGAATCCACCACGTCCTATTATATTTACATCTTTTTGTCCAGCGTATTCATTTATTTCTGGATAATTAAATCCATGTATCTCATCTGTTGCGTTATAAGGATAACCTACAAACATAAAATTTTTAATTTGTTTAGATATTGTCTCTAATGTAGTTTTATTTACATATGTCTCCATACTTACTGTATTAGATAATCCTGCATCAATCCAAAACATATAATCGCTATCAAATTTATCTAATATTTTAGCATCGTGAAGTAGTGCCATTTTAGACATTACTACTGGATTATAATATTCTAATTTTGCTTGTGGTGATTCCTCTAACCATCCTGCTTGTCTAAACCAATCAGCATCTAATCTTGTATCTTGTATTCTATCCCAGAATTCATTTTTAAACCAATCTAATTCTCTTACTATAAATTGTGTATTATCTTCTTTACGTCTATTTTCCCAAAACGTATATTTTCTTAATTCATCATCTCCAAACACAATTAAATTGATATCTACATCTAATAAATTAGAATAACATTCTAGGTAATGATCAAATGAACGTTTAAATTCACTTAATTCACCGCGTTTTAAATCATATAATGCTGTTACTAATGTTATTTGCATATTATCATGTCATTTAAGATTACACCATCCATTTGCGTTGTTTTTAATACTTGAATAGCATCCATATAACTGTTTACTAATGGTTTACCTGCTTGATTAAATGAGGTATTAATTAAAACACCTATACCTGTTTGTTTATCTAATTCAGTTAATAATTCATACAACCACTCATTCTGTTCTTTAGTTACTGTTTGTACTCTTGCTGTGTTATCAATGTGTACTACTGATGGTATTTTATCTACGTATTCATCTCTTACAGTAGGACAATAAGACATATATCTACATTCTTTATCCCATTCAAAATATTTGTTTACATCCTCTAATCTAACAACTGGTGCAAATGGTCTATAATATTCTCTATTTTTTACTTTAGCATTTAAAATGTTTTTCATATCAGGTATTGTTGGATCACATAATATTGATCTATTACCTAATGCTCTAGGACCATGTTCTGAACCACCTCTTACAACACCTATTATTTTACCATCTTTAATTAATTCAACCATTTTATTAACACTATATTTTTCATGATAAGTGTTTTCTTCTAATATTCTGCTTAAATTATATTTGTCTAATACTGGTAAACCTTTATATGTTATATCTGCTGGTTTATAAGGCATACTCTCCATTAATAACATACCTACAGCTAAACCACAATCACTTGCGTTTGGCGCAACAACTGTTTCTCTTATTTTACTTAATTTTG